CGATGATTGCACGATTTGGGTCCATACCAGACATAATGCCGTAACGGACATCTACGCCGTAGTTACCTGCAATCTGCTTTGATGGAACGTACTTCATATTGAATGGAGTACCGTCATCTACGCCCTTGATTTCCTTGGTCATACTGCCAAAGATCTTCTCGTCTACTTCAAAACAGACAGATACTAAGTCCATAAACAAACGAGCAAATTGTGCTTGTGCTGCTTTGATCTGTGTATCAAAGCCAGCCTGTAGCGCTTGTACGCCACGACCTGTAACGATAGATGCGTCAATGTTTCCTGAACGAGTCTCAGGATAACGAGCACCTGTACGTAGTTCGCGCTCTAGAACACCAGACTCTGTAAAGACTCCGTTAGGTAGTTCTAGTGGAACACGACGAATACCTTGTGGGTTAGCAGAACGCATAATTGCGTCAGGTCCCAATGCAAGTTCTTGCACATCCTGTGGGATAGCAATAGGTGCTTGGATAGATTTTTCTGCTGCTTGGATCTGCAATACTGCAAAGCGAGCACGAGCAAGTTGAACTGATAGAACATCATCAAACTGTCCACGTGCTTCACCGTCAATAGATGAGCGCATAGCAACGTATGCCATACACTTACCAATAGGGTTTGGAATGTTTGAGAGTACTAGGTTCTTACGCTCTGGGATAAAGATTAGATCTTGGTCTTTGTCGTGGTAGCGAACTAGTGAGACATAAGGTGAGCCAGGAGAGTAAACATTCTTTGGCATAATCTGGTCATAGAACTCTGGGTACTGCATTGCAAGTGTCTCAGCATCAGATGCCATTACCTGCGTGAGCGAGACGGTACGACCAAATCTATCAATCTCAGGATAAGTACCAAAAGGATTAAGCAGACGTATTCTCGGATTATTGGTTTCATAGTCCATCTCCACAATTCCTGGCAACATACCGTAAGTATTAAACCAGTCAGCACCAGTATACATTTGAATTTGTAGTTCAGATGCACTGATGTAATGGTTAACAATACGAGTACGAGTATCTGCTGCTTTACGTGCTGAGTCTGAAACCATATTGGTTGCAGCGCAGTTAAATGATGGTAGCGGTGCCATTGCTTCTGCAAGGTCACGTGCTGCTACATCAATGAAGTTAGCAACTAGAGGCTTTGGGTATTCCTCTGAAAACATTGCAGGGTAAACCTTGCTAATGTCTCCCTGACGTACAGAGAGCACATCACGCATTCTCTGGTCACGTGCGGAGTAGCGCGTCTGTAGGCGATTAACCTTGGCTACTACCTCTTTAGTTGATAACAATTGTTTTCCTTACTTCTTCTTTTTGGCTTCTTCTGCTGCTAGTCTTTTTACAGTAGCGTTAAAGCGATCAGATACATCCTTTGGAACATTTTCCATTTTCTTTGTGCTAGTAATTTTCTTTTGCACTTTGCTTGCCTTGGTAGTTTTATTAGCAGCCTTTAACCCACGAGCATTTGCTTTTGCTTCTGCTTTAGAAAGAGGCGCTGTAAGGCGTGCATTTTGTTTATCTACTTGTGCAGCACCACCACGGATATACACTTTTCCAGACGGAGACATAGTATCTTTAATTTTTACATTGTCGCTAATATCTGTGTCACGACCAAAACGATAATTACCACCGCCAGAACCATATTTTGGCATTGTGTTTTTTGCAGATTCTTTTGATATAGCATAATCTCCTGCTTGACGAGAAGACTTTGCTGTCTTAGCGGCCTTAGCAGTTTTTGCTGCTTTTGCAGCCTTTGCTGCAGTAACTGCAATTTTAGCGGTGCGACCTGCAGGAGTAAATGACGCAGCAATAACTGCAGCAGATCCAAGTTTCTTTAGTCCAGCGTTAGTTACCTTTACTGGGTTGTTACCACCAGCACGGGCCTTAGCCTGTGCAATCTGTTGCTTAGTTGGTTTGCTTGTCTTAGCCATAGATCTTACCGTATTTCTTCTCTAGAAGTTTTTTCATTGCTGCATCTTGTGGAGTCATCTTTGTCTTTAACTTTGATGTATCAAAAGTCTTTGCTACTGAACCCTTTTTAGGTGCTGGCTTTTTTGCTCCTGGCATTGTTATCTCCTTGTTAGATGAACGTACGATCTTTTTCTGCGAGCAGTTCATCTATGTTGATAACTGTTCGTTTGCCTATCTCACTACGAGACAGGAATGGATTCTTCATATGGTGTGTCTTGTGCATACCTTGGTTGAGCATCTCACGTGCGCGGATCTCACAGAACCACAGAGCCATCACCATATCGGTTTTACCCTTAGTAGTAGGCGACCAGGTAATTAGTTGCTCGATGAGCGCCTTAATGTTTTCAGTTTGGTCAGAAGGTAAGTGAATAAGGTTGTCTCTGTGGTGCTTACCGTCGTGCTGCTTGGTCCCGAACAAAGTTGACATTGATGCAACACCGAAGCCTGAGTCCCACTTGTTAGATCCAGTATGGTGTTCCCGCAGTAGCACTCCTCTAGAGGCCAGGTTCTGACGGATTCCCTCATCTTGCGTAAGGAATGATTGGAATGCATTCTTTTCTACAATCCACTCGGTGGGCTGGTATAGCGCAGTCCAGTCAAAGATTATCTGACGGATTGCAGCAGGCGTAGGACGAGTAATCTTAATAGCATCAACGATATAGCGTTTATGACTAACCCGATCAATAGCGTAACAAACGACGGCTGTATCACCAACCATAGCGGGATCAAGACCACAAATAATTGAAAAGCCACTAAGGTCACGCGGATGGCCTGGGTGACCAGGAACCAAGCGACCTGCTTTACGCATACCATCTATAGAACCTCGCACACATACTGGGTCAAAGATTGCATCATCTGATATATCCTGCTGCTGGTAAACCAGCGCCCAGGTACTTGCATCCATTGCTTGTCGTTCATTGTAAAGGTTACGACCATTCCAGCGTGGGTATAGTCCGTCTTCATTCAAATCTGATTCCATCTGCCCATCAAAGGGAGCATCAGATGCTGGCCACAAGGTAACCCACTTGTCGGGGTCTTCGTGTGTCTCCAGTAGTGCTGGCATTGCCAAGTACTTCCACGGGACCAGTCCACCAGGGTAGCGGTCCTCGGAGCGAAGTTCTTTGTAAAGATCAATTGCTGTAACGCGGGTACCGATAATGATTAACTTACCAGTAGGGTTAAGACGAGAGCGCACATCCTGGGTCAACCAGCGGATCTGCTTCTCAAATTCATTGGCGTTCTTTAATGTCACCGCATCGTCTACGATAATCATATCTGCACGCTTACCGTAAATCTGACCACCGATACCGACGGCTTCGATGTTTGGATCCTTTTCTGAGGATTCTCTTAGTTCATCACCAAAGGTCACACGGGTTGCTTGCCACGAAGCGGTCTTAGAGTTAAACCCTACGCCAGCAGCGTAAGCCTGTTGCAGTGCTTCATAATTAGGATGAGTCAGGCGTTGCTTGATGGCGTAGAGAAAGTCGGCTGCTAGTTGCTGAGTCTGAGAGACAATCAGCACACGAAAGTTAGGGTTCTGACAAACCTGCCAAGTAACGTAGTCAATAGTCACCGTCATCGACTTGGCGTGGTTGGGCGGGATATTAACAAGGATACGGTTACTAGCCAGCCCTGGTTCGTACTTCATACTGGGATGTAGCCAGGAAGGTTCTCTACCCTCGATTACATCTATCAGGTTTTGCTGGTGGGCAAAGGTACGAGAGTGCAAGTATCTCTGGCGAAACTCTGCAAAGGTTAAGTCGTGGACATCACTGGAGGCAAAGTTCTTGTCCTTGAGTCCTAGCCGTGTTCGGTCCATCTTGTCCGCAAAGACCTTATCGGTTCTGCGGTAGTACTCGTAGGTCTTATAGGATTTACCAGCAGCAGCCGTGGCTGCCTCGATGGTTAGACCTTCTGCTACACCTGAAAGGATCAGACGCTTGGCGATGTCACTGGACTTCTCGGACATCTGGTCTCCTCTAATAAAGCGCCGAAGGCGCGAAAAAAAATTTTTATTTATACTGGGCTGAGGAAATTTGTACTGGAGAATGAATAGACCTGTCCCCACTAAAAGCGGTGCCGTGCACCGCACAGTTCGGGCTTAGCGCCCGAGCAAGCCACAGCGCAGCGAGGGGTAAGTTGGTGCTCGTCCTAGGGGGACTCGCGTAGTGCCAACGAAGCGAGTATCGGTCGTAAAACTAGTACTGGTTCGTTTTACTCCCTACTATATATAAGGCAGGAAAAATAACCGATTTCCCGTCTACGGTAGATTTTATTTACGTTTTGTGACCAAGGTCACTTTAATATGTGTACAAAATAGGACATTTACGGGGATCTCACTTTAGCAAATATTTTTTGTTGGGGAGTATGTATGTAGTGGTGTCGAAACTTAACACACGGGGGAGAGGTTTTCCACAGGTTATGCACACCCCCACCCCCCTGTGGATAACTCTGGCAGCCCTGTGGATAACTTTATAGCAAAAAAGAGGGCGGTCTCCAATCTCGGCACCCTTTACATATCAATCTAATCTGTCCAATAATAAACTCTTCCCATAGACTTAGACATTCAAGGCTCAACTGTCTACCTTGTTTGAATCCCTGAAAGTAGTTGAACATTCAACCATTCAACCCTTGCAACTGTCCTTGAATTGTCGACATATCGACACGGCTGCCCTTGTTACTCTCAGGAAATCCTCTGGAAAACGTTATCAAACTGTTATCAAAATATCCTTGTTTGGGCTTGACATACGGTAGACACCCGCATATATTTCTCTCATCAGGGCAAGCAAGCCCCGAAAACACCCGAACAGGTGTTCGAATAGATAGGACAGGGAAATGAAAACAGAAACACAGTTCATCAAGGATATAGCAACAACCTATGCAATGACAACCCCAAAAGCGGGAAAGCGTGAGGCAGACTTAGCGGCTTATATCTTGAAAAACTTTTACTGTGTCGAGTCATACTTTCCAAATGTTGAAAACGATTTCGACTCAGGTATCAACCTCTCATCTCTTGAAACACTCCGCACACAAATGGAAAAGGTTATGCAAGCCATCGAGGGATAGGCAAGATTAGCCCCGCCCGCCTAGGGCGTGCCGATTCGATTCGGGGCGGGGCACGAGTGGAGGGAACTACCCCGACACCAAACAAGGAAGGTAACAAAATGACACGCAAAGACTATGTGATAATCGCAAAGGCACTAAAGACACAGTTCGAACTATCTCACGAAAACAACGAGGACGACGGACTTTGTGCCGTGATAAATGTCGCAAATGACCTAGCCACCGCGCTAGAAGCAGACAACCCACGCTTTGACCGTGAGCGTTTCTTGGAGGCTTGTGGCGTTAAGTCCGATTGCGCAGATTGCAAAGAACTAGAAGGGGCGAACTAATGGACATTTTAGAATTGAACATTGACACAATGACCAAACTAGCCGACACGTTACGACAGAAAGGGGGCACATTTTCACAGTTTGACGGCGTAATCTATGAACTAATCGAGGCGGGCTTATTCGAGGCAGAATCGGGCAACTTCGGGCGGGCTGTGTGGAATGGCGACGAGATAGCAGATTGCGATGACTGCCAAGAACCAAGCGCAGACCTAAACTATCACGGCGATTCAGGGCTAGTAATGTGCCCTAGTTGCTACGGCGAGGCGGTGAACTAATGAAGTGCTGGGCGTGCGAGGACAAACTGACGTTGACTACTGACAAGAACTACGGCGACGGGATAGCAGACCAATGCGAATACGACGCGACAAGTTGTAAACTATGTTGTTTGTGTAACGGGCACTAAGTAAGACCGCCCCCGCACCGTGTAGACGGCGCAGGTTCAAGACCTAGCGGGGGCACAAGGTAAGGGGCAACACCGCCCCGCCTTAGCCTAGGAAGGGCAGAAAATGACAACAGCAACAGTAAAGAAGATGACGAAGAAGGAAGAGAAGGCGTTAGATGTGGCTTATGCCCGTGAACAGATACTCACTCACTATCTAAAGGAAGGCGATACCGTCTACACGGTTTTGCGTAGTGTCTCTTCCAGTGGAATGAGCCGTACTCTTTCCCTAAAGGTGGCAAGAGATGGAAAAATCTTAGACCTCACCTATTACGCATCAATTCTTTTAGATTGGCCTCTTGTTGAGGTAAACGGCTCACGCGCTCTTCGTGTCGGGGGCTGTGGGATGGATATGGGATTTCACACCGTGTACACGCTTTCTTCTATTCTATTTCGTGAAGAGGGGCAAGCCTTGCACTGTGATGCGGGCTACGCCTTGACTCACGCTTGGGCATAAGGGAGGGCGCGTGAGCACTTGCAAAGTCTGCCTTGATGATTTTGAGGATGAGTCTATGATCGAAGACATAACAGGGGCGAGGTATTGCCTCTTCGATAGTGGAGAAATATGTCCCGTGTGCGGTGTATACGGGCACAAATGCGAAGAAGGAGGAGAAGATGAGTAGAGAGTTAGAAGTATTGAGAGAAGAGTATTGGAGAGTGAGGGCTAACCCTATCTTCGATAACCCCGCCGATTATTGCATCCTGTTAGACCTCATAATTGACAGGATCGAAGTACTAGAAGGAGGAGAAGACAACAATGGATGATGCGATAGTCCTATGGGGCTTACTGTTAGTATATGGAATTCCAATCGTCGCGGTGGCGTATTGGATGGAGAAGATGATAACCAAGGGAGAAGATGATGAGTAAAGTACACCACTTTGTGGTTAGTTATGATGAAGCAATGAAAGCGTGGGTCTGGGATGTTTCAGTAGAAGAGGCACGCTTTGAGGAGGGAACTATCTACGACTACGAGACAAGCGAGTGGTCTAGTGGTTACTTAGGAGATGGAGAGTACGAACCCGCAGAAGAAGGATTGATTGAGCAGTTGAAGCACGCATTAAGCGTAATGAATGTAGTCAATGGAGCATACCCACAAGGAGAAGATGATGAGTAAGCATTTCTTTACCGCAGACGGAACTTTTGGGTCAGCCTGTGAGGGTGACTTTGAAGTGATTGACACGACACAATGGACAGAGAAGGATTGGGAACTAATCGAACTAGCGGGAGACAACGACCGCTTAGACCTAGCAAGGGAGTTAATGAAATGAGTGAGCAGGATAAGATGGCGCAGTTTGTATTCACAGTAGTGATTGCACCCGCTAACAAGCAGTATGACGTGGAACTGTGGGACTTTGCAGGTGATGAGCCTAAGCAGTTATCCACAGGACAGGCGAGCAACTGGCGCACCGCGTTAGGTGAAGCCCTATCTAAGATCGAATTACCAACAGACAAGGTGGAGAAGACCATCAATGATGTAATCAAGGAAGGTGTGGAAGATGAAGGAGTTTGAGATAAGAATTGCAAAGGTTGTATACCGCACGACTGATGAGTTTAAGACAGAAGAGGAAGCCCGTATGTGGGCTGCTAACAAGCGTGACATCTTGCGTGAACTGATAGATGACAATGCGGTGGAGTACTTCTTCGAGGTAGATGAGGTGTCTAATGTCTGAGCCTACGGTAGACTACTGGAAAGCCAAGGCGGAATTGTGCCGTGACCTTGCGCTGATACAGATTGAAGATGAAGAGACAGAGAAGGAGGCAGGTATGAACCTGATGCGTATGGTACACGCCCTGTCTATGGTAGATACATTCAACGAAGGAGGAAGTGATGAGTAAGTATACGATTACGGCGGAGTTAGACCAACGCTGGTTTAATATCTTAGGTGAACTCAGCAAGGACACCAAGGGTTTCGTGTGGGTTGATGTGAAAGTAGGAGAAGATGACAACTGATAACGTGGTGGGATTCCACCCAAAGAACAAACTGGTAAACTTCTATGAGATAGCAACAGAAGATGGCAACGCAGTATGGGGCGGGGAAGACCCGCATAGCGCAGTCCAATGGCTACGCCAATCACCCCTCAACTCACGCCTGTTAGTCTCTTGCTGGGAAGCAGGGGAAGAGGATGCGCGATTGATAATTGAACCCATTGACATTACAAAGATTGTGTTCGCAGTAATGGCAGGTGTCCAATGAACCTAGTAGTGGGAATTGTTATCGTGATGCTGATAGCCTACGCTCTAATCGTATGGGAGGATAAGACAAACAATGGAGGCGGAGAATAAAAGATTGCGCGGTGCTGCTAACCAAGCAGTACGCCAACGTAATTACAGAAGGGCAAGAGATCGTGCGCTAGTACGCCTTGCTCATCTATACCCTGATACCTATAAGCAGTTGCTCGAAATGGAGAAGAAGACAGATGAACAAGAAGGCAAAACGTGGCTTGACCTTAGCGGTAATACTGTCCCTGTTGTCGGTGTTCGTGTCCGTACAGCAGACGGACGAGGTGCACCTGTCCTCAAAGGACACAGTAATGAAGGCACGAACCAAGGCAACAATGGAGGAGAAGCGTGAGAACAAGGCACTTGCAGTTAGTTACGCACGAGCACTCGGTTACAATAAGAACCAAATCAAATGCCTCGTCACCTTATGGACCCGTGAAAGCAGGTTTGACCACCTCGCGGACAACCCAAGAAGCACGGCTTACGGAATTGCTCAACTCCTTAGAGAGCGTAGTGGACAACCTGAATTACAAATCCTTCACGGTCTACGATACCTTGATCATCGCTACGGAAAATCTGCGTGTCGCGCTCTCCAACATAGCGACAGAAGAGGATGGTACTGATACACTATAAGTGCATCCTCCTTTCGGGCGACTAGGACCTCACCGCAAACCCTTCCTGCGGTGGGGTTCTTTGCTATCCGCCTGTGGAGTAGAAGCCTTTGCCCTTAAATGTAATAGAAGGAGAAGCCCACTTACGTATCATAGGTATGTGGCACTCAAAGCAGGATGGTTCACGTGGTTGCTCGTGGATACTACGTTCAATAGTAAGTTCTGCCTTGCATTCAGGACAGTTATAGTCATACATCATTGGTAAGGAGACTCCCCTCCCATAAAGTTAAGTATCTTACGTAATGCGTTGCCACATCTGCGATCAGCAGTAGAGATAGCACACTCTGTTGCCTCACTTAACTGTTGCAATGTGTAGTTCTCGTGGTATCGAAGACGCAGGATGTTCTTCTCATCTTCTTCTAGTAACTCATAAGACTTCTTGATATCAATGAGTGTGGCTAACAGGTTGCCACCTTCTGCAGGGGCTGCAGGCTTGCGTGGTGTGCCATCATTGACTAGGTTCTGTGCTTGTTCGATAGCAGTATCATTGACCACGCTTGCGATAACATATGGTAACAACTGTGCAATGGTAGTAACTGTATAGAAGGACTCATCGTTGGTCTGATACCCAGACCTAGTAGCCTTCTCCTTGCGGGCATAGCGTTCAATGCCACGCCTCATCTGAAATGCAATACGCTTCTGATTGATAAGGCGTTTAGTATCGTCCTCTTCATTGAGTAACCCATTGAAGTAGGACACACGTGTCATCAACCAAGCGTATGCTTCTTGCGTAAGGTCAGCACGATCTACATACTTACGATAGCGACGGTGCACAATGGTGACCACGCTAGGTACAAGGTCATTAAGTATTGGATGTGGGTCAGTCACGAGGCCAAGTTCCATCTAATACCATCAGTGCAATAGCACTGTAGTTAAGTAGATCAATAAAGGAATCACGCAGTGACTCGTTCTCAGGTGTTGCACCGCTATCAATCAGGTGGTTGATGCGTGCAGTCTTGTCGTGCATACGCACACGTAAACCATTGAGAGGTCCACCAGGGGACAGACTAATGTTAGTAGGACCATAGTCCTTGTGCTTCTTGATGAGCAGGTTACCTGCACTATCTAATACCTGCCACACATCAGTCACAAACTTAACGTGCTGATGATCTATCTTGTCGGCAATGGCCTTATTAAGACTGTCTCCTGTGATAGATCGTGGCTTAGGATTTGGAAGCCCAAATGCTGCAAAGTTTGTAGCATCGTGACCCATTCGCTCTCGGTCATTGTCATACATCAAACGCCTCCAAATAATTTCAACGCTTCATCTTTACCGTGTGTAAGGTAGAAGTCATTGATGTCCATTGATGCAGGCAATGATACTATACGTGAGTTCATTACCTCTTGTGACACACGACGAGAGAACTCTGCCCCAGGGTTGGTGCCATCCTCTTTGATGTCGTTGTCACCTACTATGTACACGGTGTCATAGCCTGTAAATAACTTATTAAAGTGTGGCTTCCAAGCCTGCACTCCTGGTACTCCCACCGCTGGTAGATTCAAGATACCCGATACAACTACCGCATCTAACTCACCTTCACATACAACTACAACAGATGAATCAATGGTGATGTCAGCAACGTTATACAGGTGACCCTTCTGTCCTGCTGGTGCACCATACTTAGGCTTGCCATCATCTAACCTGCGAAACTTTACTCCCACACACAGACCAAGTGCGGTCAGATAGGGCACAGAAAGCCAGCCCGCGTGGGTTTCGTGACCATTGATGGGATCAGTTACAACACCCAACGAAAACTGTTGGGCAACATCTTCAGAGATTCCACGTCCTTCGAGGTAGGCCAGCGCCTTTTCGTCCAGGTTTTTGCTGTAATGTGTGACCGCTTCCAGCAGCGATTTCGATTGCTCTTTTGAGTGCATCTTTAAACTCCAAGTTCTCTATAATACCGACAACATTTACTGCGTTGCCACCCTTTCCACAGGTGTGACAAAAGAATAGGTTGTCATATGTATTGATGACAGCACTACGCCTTTTGTCTGGGTGGATGCAGCATCTAACAGATGCGCTCCTACCTTCTCTTACTTCCCCACCGTAGTAGGTAACGATTGCTCCTATGGGGATTGTGTTTGCATCAACGGGACCTTTGAATTTTCCCGCTTTACGTACCCTGGACCAGTCTTGTGTTGACATACACACCCCTTAAAGTCGCACTTGTTATGCCAATTAGTTGCACGCTTGTAGTGAGCAAGTGTGTTTTCTTCTCCGCCTTTCATACAGTTAGAACAAATCATTAGAACTCCTTTAGTTCTGTTACTGGTACACGCCATCCACTGATGGCTTCATCCCTATACTGTGACTTTGCATACTCTTCAGGGTTACACCAGCCATAGACTTCAACCTCTGAGTAGTAATCTTCATCAAGAATCTTTGTGCCTACTATGATCTTGCCGTTATCCTTATTCCAAAATGGAATTGAATCACGTGTGCGTACCGTACGTACCTCAAAGTTCACGCCCACATCAGGCAACTTAGCCCGACGAGGATGTAACTCATTGGGATACCACGGTACATTCCAAGCAGTATCAGTAAGAGATGCAACCGCCCACTCAGATACGTTGGCTCGCACATTGGCAAGAAGTTCGTGCTCTAAGTAGCCGTTCTTCTTACCCTCTGCATAGTTAGGTCTATCTACAGAACCA